GGGCGGGGTAGTTTGTTGTCCCTTCTCATAGCGCAGCCCTCCTTTCTTTTTGGTTCTGGGAAATGTAGTAAGCTCCGTAAGCGTGTATCACAGCAATCGGGAATGAGGGGTCAGAAGTAGTACCCGCAGAAGTGGAGACATGCCACTGCCCATCACGATAGGCAAGCAGGAAGTTACACGCGGTATCCTTGAGCAAGCAGTGAAAACATTCCCCTGCGATGACATCCACCACCGCAGGATCGTCCGCAGGTTCGTAATCATCAGGCACGTTTATGCAGCCCGAAACACTTTGAAGAAATAGCCGATCCGTGCGACCAGCTGTCCACGATATAGCCTTGGCTACATGGTGAGAGGTTTGAGGTTTGAACATAGTATAAAAAATAAAAAAGCGTGAGTAGGTGCTGTTCAAACCTCGCCGGATATATCCGCAAAATTTGCTATATATTACTATATAGCGACACCCTCACGCTGTGAGTATTCGAAAATCTTTATGTGATATGCGGACACGAAAAAGCCCGCAAGGCTTGAACGCTGCAAAGGTACGACTTTTTTTGAAACCTCCAAATCTTTTTTGAAAAAATATTTTGCCATATATAATAGGTATCAATCGTGCATTGTCTAAACAGACAATACACGCCCCCTTTTTTGCCTATTTAGACCCCCGTGTATTGTCTATTTAGACAATACACGCCACTCAACTATTGTCTGTTTAGACAATAGTAGCCCCCTTTTTTGCCTATTTAGACCCCCTACTATTGTCTGTTTAGACAATAGTAGCCACCTGCAAGCAAAGGGACAACTTTGGAAAATTTTTGTATAGCACATAAAAAAGCCCTGCAATTTCTTGCAAGGCTTAATCTTCTTGTGTATAATCTTCTGCTCCTTTTTTCTTTGCTTTACTATAACCATAAAAATACCCTCCTCCAGCAGAAGGCACTGCATAGATCAGAAATTTAAAAATTTCTTCTAAGACTTTTTCTTTATCTATCCATAGACAATAACCTCCAAAAAGAGCAAAAACACCAATGATTATACATACAAGCAAAATAGTTTTGCTTTGCGTTTTTCGCTCATGTTCACGCTGATCCTTACGATCATCTTTAAGAGCATCTAAGTTCTTAAGAGCATACTCATGAGAATTATTTATCTCCATCTTCTTTATCTCCAGCGTTTCCTTCCGTATGGCCATTTCTTGCGCTTGGTTCTCTAGAAATTGGCTTATCATATCGCTATTCAACAAAGGAGTATTTCCATGCCTATTATTATTTGCCATACATTAAAGATTTGTCTAATTCTACTTCTATTCTCCCAAACCCTTTTCCTCCTAATTTAGCAGGAATAACTTTCACTTTTACTATGAGTTCCTTGTTCTTCTGTAAGAACTTCAGATAGCGGCTTGGATTGTAGAAAACACGCTTATCGGTAAGTAATACGGTATCATTCATAACAATCTCCTTAGAGTTATTTGACTGCAAAGATACAAAAAAAAATCAAAGGGACAACTTTTGAAAAAACATTTTTAACACTTACCCCTATTTATGATATAAAAAAAATGTATATATTTGCACCTACACATATAATACAAAAAAATGAATACTTTACTCTGCCCTATATACCTTTCCTCAAATGCTTTATCTAAAGATAGATTTAGCATAGGACTCATCATGGTAGGTCGTGAGGAAGCTTATTTTAATTATTCAGAGGAAAAATTAAACAAAGTAAAGCACTTATTTACTAATGATTCTTTCCTTGTGGTAAAACAATATTTAAAGTCTGTTTATAAAAATTTCTATCCTGAACAAGAAAAATCGCTTTTTCCAGAAAATGAATTTTTAAAAACTTGGGCTAACAAGCAATATTTGTCATATCTAAATAAATATACAAATAATTTAGTTTGCTTTGGGGAAACTACCAATGTAGATATTACTCTTAATGAGGATATTTTTAAAAAATTCTTTGAAATGTATGTCTTTCGTTATCCCTCACAAATAGACAAAGCAAAGGATATAGATATTTTAAAAAAACCTCAGTCTATCGCTTTCTATGAGAGAAATTCCGAAAAAGTAAATATTGATATTGAGATAACTAACAATGACATTGAGGAACTCCTTATAAGTACAAAGGTGAATTTCTTAGGGAAAAATGATGCCCCTTTTGCTGGAAATATGCTCAACTTACAGAAAAGTATTCAAACACTGGGGAACAATATCAATAGCTTTATTTCTCTTACTAAGATATTGGATAGTGCCCAAAACAAAAGAGGGAAATATTTCCTTGTAGGAGAGGAACCTGACAAAGAAAACAAAGAAAATCACAAGCTCTGGCAAGAATTGCGCAATACCAAACTTATAGAATATACGGAGCTGCGGGATATTGATAGAATTTCTGATTATATCACAGAATACGGAATAAACCCTTACTTTGCCGCCTAAAAAAGCCCCCAGAAATGGGGGCTTTTAGTTTTCTGCTCTCTTAAATCTCTCTTTACTTTTCAAACCTAAGATCCTACAAACAAAGGGATCCAAGACTAAAACCTCTCTTAAATCTCTCTTATGAGACTACTAAAAAAAGCCCCCATTGCTGAGGGCTTCAGTTGTTAAATTAAATTCAGTCAATGACTACTGAATGCTGTTAGCGGCGCGGCGAATACGTTCGGAAATATCCAGCAAGGCGCCTTGTAGTTGTATTTTTTCTGCTTCGGTAAAGCCACCCTCGCCACCATTGCCATCGCGACCATGGAGCTTGTTGTATATCCAAGAGGAAGACTTCCCAAAATAATCGTGTGCGATTTGTCGCCAAGAGACATCTATAGAGATGTCGTCCAATTGTTGCATCATCGTGATACGTTCCTGTTTTTGTACTGTTATTGCCATAATTAAGAATATTAGGTGAAGGTAAGCCCTCCCAAGAGGGCTTACTGTTAGTCTCTGTCAAGTAGGTCATCTAAGAGCTCCTGAATGTAACGAATTAATGATTTTGATCCGTTAGGGTAAGCCTTTTTGTAGTTTCGGATAGCTTGAATAAGCTCCCACTCTTTGTCTGTAAGCTCGCGGCTTTGAGTTTCTTGATTTGTCATAAACTATCATTTAATTTAACACCGCAAAGATACTGCGAATATTCGCAATATCCAAACTTTTCTACAAGTTTTTTTACTCTTAAATATGTTAAAGTTTTCCTCCCTTCTTTAACCACTGACTACTGACCACTAACCGCTAACAAGTTAGGAACGTATCCTCCCAGTCTGCGGGATTGACTACCAGCGGCGCCTTGGTCTTAAAATGCACCTCCACATCTACCCCGTACAAGTGTGCTTGTGGCTCCTCGATCGGGAAAATACGCGTCAAGTCCTTCTCAAAGGCACCATATAGGAAATGATCCCGCTGGTGACTGTCCCACCTGATACGCGCCAAGAGCTGCAAGGCGATACGCTCCGCTTGGTCTATCTTCTCCTGCTGTCCTTCAAAATTATCGTGCGGCGCATCGGCAAAGACGATACTAAAGACGAGCTTACGACGTCCCAAGGTGTTCAGCTCGCCCCCGTCCAAGCCCAATTCATAATCATAGATCGCCAAGAACGGAGAGGCGATCCCAGCAAAGCTGCTTTGCTTCTCTATAATCTCACGGGAGAAATACCCCACGTGCTCCTGTATCATCACATGTTTATCGGCCAAGTGATGAAAATAATCTTTCAACTGCTTATACATACGTTTTTTTTTAAATTTTCCTCTTTTTGCCCAAAAACCCCGATTTTTTTTTCCTACATTTCCTACAAAACCTACAAAAAACATAAGTTACTGAAAATCAGAATAAATATTTTTTCAAAGGGGCTTTTTCATGTTAATTTCCCTTAAATTCTTGTAGGAAAACCGCATTTCATTTTCCTACACTTTCCTACAACTTCCACATTTTCCTACAAATCCTACGCCTTTTCCTACGCTTTTTCAGCTTTAAATAACTGATTTATAAGTAAATAAACCCTTGTAGGAAATGTAGGAAAAAAAAACAGCACTTTTTAGCGAAAAAGTGTATTTTTCAAAAAAAAATGCACTTTTCCATTTTTTCTCTTCTCTGCTGGTATTAATCATTAATCATTATTGGCATTAATTATTAGAAATAGAGTCCCGACTTCTTGGCCACAGGCTCTCTAAGTACGAGCGGCTCACCTTGGTAGCAGGGGAACAATGCAGGGTGTGCCTTTATATATTGTAATAGTAGGTCCCTATATCTTTGCGCTCGCTCCAAGAATCCCTCCTTGAGTGCCTTGAGCTGGGTGTCGCTCAGCAGCATGGACTTCTGCCAAGGCAGCTGCTCCCATTGCAGCACGATTCCCGAAGTGGTATAGGTAAGCCCCTGCATAAAGACGGCATCGGCCAAGGTGTAGTAGCCCACGATTTTTTTCAGCAGTGCAAGCGCCGTCTCGTCCCCGCGTATATCCGAGAGCACACAGGGCGACAGCTGCGGGGCTATGTATAGCTCCCATATATCCCGCATCAGGGGCAACAGCCGAAGGAAGATCTCGTACGAATCCCCTATGGAATACAGCGCCGACAGCTCCCGCGGACTACCAAAGAGCGACCCCGCCACCTCGCGGGCAAAGGGCAACTCCGCCCCAAGGGAACTGGTGGTCAAGAGTGCCACAGCACCATTGAGCGCATGATCCCCAATGCGTACCGCGTTCAGCCCATAGTCTCGCACATCCCACCAGGGCGAGCGCTCCATCTTATTATCTTGGTACGCGTTGGCGCCTGTACTGGACAGGTGCATCTTCACGAAAGGAATACTATAAGCAATAGCATAGTTGGCCACAGCCTTTTTCACCCCCTCGTATATCTCCGCTTTGCGAGGCATAACAAAGGAATCATCGGAGAGCTTCTCCCAGATCACCTCCCCGATAAGCGGACGTACCCGCTCACTAATAGCCGTCTCTATATACGGCTTTAGGATCTGTATATCCAAGTACTTGGACACATGGATATACGCCTTAATCTCTTCAATTCGTTCGAACATATTCTTTTTTTCTTACAAAAATAAAAGTCCTTCCCCGCTTGGGAAAGGACTTGTTACAATAAGCATGTCCAACTAATTCACTATTACTTGTTGCCCATTAGGATTCTTATCCAAGGTCGTAAGGTTGATATTTGGGAAATTGCCATATAGCGTATCGTCCCAGCCGTTCCAGTCTCTGATCCGCTCGAATATCTCCAAGGTACGCAATCGCTTAATCGGCATACGAGTGGAGAGGATCGTATAGGCTTCCCGCTTGTCCGAGCCGCTCCCGCTCAGGTTCTTCCCCCCTGGGATACCCGCCCCGAGCAAACAAGGATCTACCCCCATTGGGAAAAGTATCTCCGAGTTCCCCGCGCTGGCATCGGGTAGGAAGTTGCCGTCTTTTATTTTGTCATCTATGGGTACCACTTCTATACCGCGTATGAGGTTCCCAGAGCTGTCACGAAAGAAAGGCGATAGGAAGGAGCGCCCCGCTGCCTTATTCCCACTCATGTGCTCATCTATCGCCTTGATTGTCTTCTGCCGCTCTTGCTCTTTCTGCACATTGCTCATCTCCTGCCATTCGTTGCGGCCAAACTTATGAGAGAAAAAGTCATCCGCCACATAGATAACAAATTTCAAGTTCAATTGGTTTTCAAACATGTACTTTTTGAAGGTAGGCACCGAGAGCACCACATCCACCCAGCCATTGGCAAAGGAGCTATGCCATTTAACCTTCGGGTAATTCTTCTCCGTGGTAAGGGTACGCATCACAGGCACGATGAATTTGTCTACCTTCTTCTCCTTGCAGTATTCCTTAAGGCTCTCCACTGAATGCATATCCGAGTAAAAGGGCACTTCCTCCGTTAGCTCCTCGTCCAAGGTACCACCCCACGAGGTATTGATATACACCTTATCCACATAGCCCTTTTCCTTGGGAACACCCAATCTGCAATGAGCCGCTTGCTGCCGCTTTATGGATATGATCTTGTCCCTATTAGGAGAAAGCAGGTACTCCACAAAGGCAATCCCGTAGGTCTCAAAGTCTTCCACTATTTCGGACATGGTAATATCCCAGCGGCAAGCCTTAAAGAACTGGTTCAGCTCAGGGAAAGAGTTACGCGCGCGTTCCTTAGTTACGATTCCCTCTTCTGTTTCCACATCCTGATAAAGGCGGAATCCCAACCCATAATGAGCCGAGATCAGCACCTCCAGCCCTCCTATGGCCGCCCCTGTCTTATTGAGCTTTTCGGTCAGCTGCTGCGGGTAAAGGTTATCATCCCCCCACACCGAGTACTTATCCGTATCGGATAGGTCTTTTTTAGCTTTGGGCGCTGTAAGCCCATGCTTATTATCAAAGAGCACAGCCGCCCCACTCTTAGAGAGTATATATAAATCGTTATCTATTTTTTTCATTAGTTAATAATTAGTGGTTGCAAACCCTCAATCCGCTGTTTTTCTTTCTCAAAATATTCTTGGTCTATTTCGGTAGCGATCCCTTTCATTCCCATATTGTGCACGGCTTCCATACAACTCATAGATCCCGCAAAAAAATCCGCCACCACTACCTCCTCTCGTGGCTTATCCTTAGGAATCACCAGCGCCAAAAGCCTTTCCAAAAGCCGCACAGGCTTTTGTGTCGGGTGAATAGTCTTGTAATGGTCTCTACTATGCTTAATAATACTCTTTTCATTTAAGCCATTACTTATATTACTCATAACATAGACACACCTATCTCCATTTTGAAGACCTTTATTAGCTACAACATTATTTTCATTATTATGCTTTCTTTCTTTTGAATTAAAATCATAAAGTTTTGTTTTAATAATACTTTTTTCATTTAATCCATATTGAATAGATTGAATGACAGAAACACTTCTATCTGCTTTTGTTATTCCATTATGAGTAACAGAACCTTCTTTCCATTCTTCTACATCATTTCTAATAATGCTTTTCTCATTAAGTCCATTTTGAATACCAGCCATTACAGAAGCACATCTATCTTGTGTTTTAATAACAGAGGAAATGGAAGTACTTATTACGTTGTCTTTGTCTGTAGGCACTTTGTTATTTTCCAAAAACTCCAATACAGCATTAAGTGATTTTGTATTTTTAAGAGCTGATTTCATTCTCTTTATATCAGTTACAATACTATCTATGTCATTTTTTTTCATTTCTAAATAAGGAATTTTCACCTTATTAATTACCCCCTCCTTTTTTGTAAGGATAGATATTGTTTCATGTATGCGAGACATAGGCATTAGTGGACTTGATACATAACTTTTATCCCAAATCACCTCCTCTTTAAACACAAAGCCCAATCCATCTAATATCGTATTCCAACGGTAAAAGGAAGTACCACGACCAAACATCACAATAAAGCCTTTTTTTGTAAGTAACCGCTTGCATTCTGCAAAAAACTTATGCTCGTCAAAAGGGCGTTCCAGCTTTTGGTTCTTCAAGTACAAGTACGGAGGGTCTATGCACACCACATCTATACTTTCATCGGGTAGGGTTGCCATAATTTCCAAGTTATCGGCATTATACAATTGCAAGTTGTGTATTTCCATATTTTTTGTATTAATAAACTACTTCTTTCCCATTAAAAGCCACTATAAACAGGATAATAATTTTCTTTATTGTGCCGTCTGCAAGTTTAATATTTCGAGTCTTGTTGTCCCAGTGGTTAGGGTTTTTCTCAAAATCTTTTTTACCCTTGGGCTGTTGCATTAGGGTAGCATTATGGTATATCAGGAGCTTTCCACCAAATCCATTTTGCTTGTTATAGGTGCGTACAGCAATGGAAAAGGGTATTGGCTTTTTCTCTGCATCTAATTTTCGCATTTCCGCCAAAGCGTCATTTAAAAATATCTTTTCTACCATGCTGCAAAGGTCAAAAAACTATCAGGATAAATAAAGGACACATTCCCCAGCGGGAAAAAACAGGGTACTTTATCATTATTTTGCCTTCACTGCTTTGTTTTTCAAAATGTTAAAAGTCTAAAAATCAATTTCATTTTCATTGCGTGCAAAAAAAGCCCCCTGCCGCCTTAATTGTTTTTACAATTTGAATTTTAAAAATCGGAGTGAAATATGAATGAGCCATCAGCTTCCGCTTTTTGGTGAAAAAACAACCTCTTTTTTATTAAGAAAAATTTAACTGATTGCAAGAGTAAAAAAATATTATTTTTCATTGCGCATTAAAAAATAATGCGTATCTTTGCAATGTCAAAAAGAAAGAAGTATAACAATTAAATTTTTTAAGAAATGAGAACCATTACAATCAAAGACATATATAATGATGTAAGCTGCATTAACCCAAGTGTATCTACTATTAGTTCAATAGGTGATTATATAGAAGAGAGCAGCAGACAGGTAGCCCAATCAGTAAGAGATAGAATAACTAAGAGCTTACCTCAAGATACATTAGCTCATAAGATCATCACTGAGACTTTAAAAGACTTCTTCACTGATAAGCAACTATGGGTAATCGCTTACGAATTGCAAAAGAATGAAGAGTATGTAAAGATCCTTTCTAATGAGATAGAGAGAAGAGAACAAATCGCAGAGCGTAAAGCTCAAGCAAGTAAGGCTAAGTTATCGGCAAACAAGGATAATAGTCAAGAAGTGCTTGATTTTGTGAAAGCAAATAAAAAGCTATTAAAAGACTATTATGCTTTCGTAAAATCAAATAAAAAATACTCCAAAGAGTTTTATTCTAAAAAATTCTCCTTTGAAAGTGCTAATGAATTTATCAATAAATAAAGTATAACAGTTAAAATTCAAGAATAATGAAATTAGATTTTTACACCACAAAACGCTACACTTACATTGTAGCTGATAATGTTACTTTTCAAAAAAAAGAGCAAGGTTATCCACAAGTTAATGAAGTGGATTTTGAAACTGTAGAGGCGCAAAACTTTACATCCCACCCGACATTCAGCATTGAGATAGATGGTGAAGTTACTACACAGAGCATAATTGAAGCCTATACTAAATATTGTGAGTTTTGCAAAAATGCTCACCAAGAGAAAAAAAAGCAGAACGAGCAAGCTAAACAAAGCCTTGAAGCCGATTTTCGTGTACTCGAAAATGAGATTAAAGATGGTAAAGTTTTTGATGTAACTATAGAAAATATTAGAAGAATATTATTGTATCTCAATTCCATGAATTGGGGGGTATGGCAACTCCCTAAGATGACATGTGGGTATAGTGCTCATCAGTACGATTGTGATGGGCATCAAGCATCTACAATAACACTTGACGAACCTATTGATTATTGTGGAGAAAAAGTCTCTAAGTTCAAAGTCGGAGGGGGTAGATTACATTTGACAAAATATAAATTTGTTTAACCTCAAGCAAAAAAAATTATGAATGTAGACGATATTTTTAATCAAAAATATGAGGTGGCAGATGTGGTTATGCCTAAGTTCTTATTAGCATGTAACCCTATCGTACCTAATATTGACCTTACCTATATATATTCCCCTTATTATATGAGCCTAATAATGGTAATTGAGGAGAACAGCGAGATTGTAAGACTCAATGATACCTACAGAGCCATGCCCCAGCGGTTATATGTGTATGATATGTTGGAGCAATTCAGGTTAGTTGTTGTCCAGAACAATGTAATAAGTATGGGCGGGATATATGGTCCTGTTATATCAGTAGAACAATTCATTGAAGAAGCGTGGCAGTGGTATAAGAATTATCTTGACTGGGAATTAACACAAATGCAAGGATTATGACAACACAAGAGAAAGTATTATATATCATTGAACTATTAGAATTATCAGATAGGCAAGTTTCCGCGGTCATTGGCAAAGCCATATCTACCGTGACCCATAAGAGAGCTCAGATAGGGCGCAATAAGTTCACTGACGAAGATCTGCAAAAACTCAAGGATTATTACATTGAGACGCTTAATAAGATTAAATCAGTTTAAAATCAAAAGCACACCTAATTAGGTGTGCTTTTCTCTTTAAACAGAACTTATAATATACGAATCGTGGCGATCGTTGTCCATCAGATAGGCATACTTCCACCACACAATATAGTCGAAGCAGTCCGACAAGTGGGTAGCATGTTCCTGAGGAATGGAGGTAGAGCGCTCCGAGCTTTTGTCCTTCTCGAAGGAATCTTCTTTCTGCTTGAGTCCTGCATTCTCCATGGATACAATTAGGTTGGGGCAGTTGTCCTCATTGATACGGACAAAAGGCAGTACTTTGTTGCTCTCCTCTAAGATCTCGTTAATGAGTCGAAACTTGAGGATATGGCTTGGGTTATTCGTGTTGGGTGTCTTGTTATACACCTGCCAGCCTGCTGTACGGAGCATGTCCTCCACATCCTGCGCCAAAGTCGTCTTGCTGTTGGCTTCACTCTTAAAGCCTGAGCGATCGTGGTATAGATAGACCTTATTGCAGGTAGCCTTGTGTGGCTCGTAATAGTCTATGATCTTCTTAATAAGGTCTGAGAGCTTCTGTGGGTTCTTGACAAAGAAATCCTTAATAATACTCAGCGTATGGGTGAGCGTGCTCTCTTGGGCGACCACAGCACAGTTGATACGCCCTCCGAAGTCCAATGATATTTCCAAGGGGATACCCTTAATCAAGTCCGTGTCATAGGAACAGCTTGGGGTATAGTTCTGGGTAAAGTCATCTAAAAGATTCGTAGCATACTTGTACTTGTAGTAGTGCTTATTGGCCAATAGCTGCGGATAGAATCCGTCGGCCACCTTGCGTGGGCGTATGTTCATGATCTCCGCATTGAAGAGCATATCTGATACCCGCTGTTCGTACATCTCCTGAATCCAATTAGGCTTAAGGTTCTCCTTATTTACCTTCGCATTGGCTTTAATGAAGCAATGTTCTTGAGGCTTCTCAATAGCTAATTTCTCCCGATTGGTGAACCATTCCCCAGTCTTTGTTAGAGCCACAGATGAGGTGAATATGGTTGCATTGAGCAGCGAAGCGCGATCAAACTCTACTTTCTTAGCTCGGTTTGTGGTCAGTACGTTGTTAAAAAGGCGATCGTGCTCCAAGAGTGCCGCCTCGTCTCCTATGACAATATAAGAGTTCAGCCCTCGCCCCGAGTTGGGGTCGTCTAAGGATACCAATACTAAGATAAACCCATTAGAGAAATGCACCACATTGCTCCATGAGTTGGGAGCTTGGAAAGGCATTGTATATCCTAAGCTCTTGCCACTTTTGCCCACTACATAATCCACATCCTCGTATAGGCCGAACATCTCCAGCCCCTCTTTGGTAGAGGGGAAAGTACGGCTTTTGATCTGTACAAAAGTAGCCCCTACCAGTACCCCCGTCGCTCGAGGCATTTGGCGAACGGCTTCCTTGACAAACCACCCCAATATAGTCGATTTGCCTGTACCTCGTCCCGCCTCGATACAAATATTCTTCACCCGTCCGTACCTATTGGCTTCCACGGCTGCCATCTGCATGGGGTTTAGGTAGATCTCTTTAACTGGTTTTATTAGCATTCTTCACTTTTCACTTTTCATTCTTCACTCTCTTCATAGTCTATCTCCTCAGCGGGTAGTTCGTTGAAGTCCACCACCCCTGTACCGATAGCCTCTCTAAGCATACGCATACCCTTGCGGCTCATCTTGATATGGTACTCATGAGCGGAGATCTTCTCAAAGTTAATCTCTTTCTCCTCCTTATCGAAGTTAAACAGCGACTTATACGAATCCAGCGCCTTACGCTCCTGCTCCAGATCACCCTTTTTGAGAGCCTTTAGGTAGAGCTGCCAGTAGCACTCCGCTAAGATCATGCGCTCCGCCTGTACATCCACTTTGTCCAACTCCCCAAAGATCTGCATCGCCCAATTGTAATCCCTATAGGCAGTGGCTTGGCTCACCTTCATCTCCCGCATGTGTATCTGTATGGCTTGATACTTGGAATACTTATTAGTCATCCTAAGGGCGTGAATATGCCTAAGTCGCGCCTTGATCTCCTGCTCGGCAGGGGTAAGCTCTATGCTCTCATCAATATGCGAAGCTGAGATACGAGGGTAAGTACCCTCTTTGTCGAATTTCACTAACTCCATCTTATCATCATTTAGTTATTGGATGCTCTCTGGAACTCCACTACATAGCTGTGTAGGTTCCGTGTGTTATCATAGGATAGAGGCTTCTGAGAGATAGGAATCACCTTAACCCAATCCGTATCATTAGCCTTAATAAAGCACTGAGGGGACTTGATAAGCTCCCATAACAGCTCCACCTCCTCGGGGAATATCCACCCTGTGTTGAGCTTGAAAGTTCTCTTTTCCTTCACCAAAGCCTTGAACTCTTCGTCCTTCTCGGCGTGCTGTGAGATGGTATTCTCATAATTGATGTGCAGTTCTTCCTCTCCAGAAAAAGAGAACCAATCAGGGCAAAGATTTTGATTTTGAAAAAGTACCGTGATAGGTTCCCCATTAGGCTCAGGCTTGGGCTCCAAGGAAAGTGTGTTTTTCTTGATAATCGTGTTTTTCCCGAAAAAGCGATTGGCATTTTTTCGATAGAAACAAAGATTGGCCACCCCGTAATCGTCCACCAATCCAGAAGAATCAACACTATTAGAAGCAATTTTCCCAAGGTCATTTCTCTTAAAAGCCTTAGTAAGAGCACTTACCGAGATTAGTGAATGGGTATAGGTAGAGCGTAACCCTACATTAGTCAGGTAAGGGTAGGAGAGAGGTGTCCTACCAGGGAGGTATCGCAAGGAAGATAGCTTGTGAGTCTTGAACTCCTCCCCCTTGAAGTTTGTTTCCACGATAGTAACATTTACCTCAGTAGCTTTCATCACCTCCACAGGGAGCGCCGTGTTTTCGTTATTGATATATAGCCTTTTCAGATCAGGCAAGTTTTCGAAGAAATCCTGAATTTCTTCCCCAAGGTCGATCTTGGCCATGTTGTTAAAGAACACATATTCGTACTCCTGAGTGGTGGTCACCCTTCGGCCATATCCTGAGAAATTCATCACTAACTTAGCCCGAGCAAATTCCGAATTTTCATTCGTCTGTGCTATTGTCAGGATATCCTTATCCAAACAGAAGTATATATCCTTCTGTTCGAAATCCAGATTAGTCTTGATGGTGAGGTCTACCGTAACAATTTGTGTGGAGTCCCTATTGCTCTTGACCGTAATATATTCCTCCTGAAGCCCCAGAGGGAAAGTCTCTGCACTCTTGGAGCGGAACTTAACCAAAACAAAGGGTTCTCCATTGTGCTTCACTTCCACGATTTCCAACCCAGCCGAAGGGGTGATCGTATAGATAAGCCTATTGGCATTGTTGATACGAAAAGAGCCCTCATACCTTTCTCTTTTTTCACGATATAAAGTCGCTTCATAGTGTTTTTTGTCGAATGAAAAAGAAGTAAGGTCATTAATAACATTCAGCCTTATGGAGAATACTCGCTGAAAAAGCCAGTTATCCTCCTTGACGATCACCTGATCATGGCTAAAGTCGAAGCCCTGAACTACCCCTGTACGCTTGTAGTTCTCGGATAGAGAGAACTTAGCCCATGCCCACAGATCATCGTTATCTACTTCTACCTTGAAGAGCCCATCATTTTCAAAAGTATATAGCCTTTGCCAATGAGAGGCACCCTCACTATCATGCACTACCCCTCCGAACTTTTGGTGTAGAACTAAAAAACTATTGATATTACGTATAAAGTGAGCTACCTGTAATAGTTCTCCAGTCTCGGCCATCGGTTCGACAAAGAGCTCCCGAGTGGCGTTGTTCAGGGTCATATTGACCACCGGTGGTGTATAGGTATCCTTAGAACCTCCCCCACTGCCGCTTCCTCCTCCGATACCTTCTCGCTTGAGGGTGATGGGTACCTCCCTTTTCTCCAACTCTATGTTGTTTCCATTATTAACAGCATAAGCTGTAAAGGTAAGGGTGAGCTTTGTCTCTCCCTGTGGGAGCTGGGAGAAGTTCTTATACCGCAGCAAATATTCTAATCCACGCCCACGGATCCGCCTTGTCCCTACATAAAGAATACGATCGAAGTAAGAGGGTTTTATATTTCTTAGGTCCTGATTTCCGGCATATATCTCCACAAATTCATTGGGGGTAATAGAGATGCTAAAGATATATTTATCTTTTTCCCACTCTTCCGCATATCTTTTCCACTCTTGGTATATTTCATCGTCACTTAGGGGCTCATAGACAGGTACATCTTTAAATTCCCAATGATCTCCGAGGCTATTTCCTCTCACCCATTTTTTTTGTGTCTTATTGGTTTTCTTGCTGGGTTGGTATTTTTCCTCTGCTTTTCTTTTCTTTAGGTATTCTTCCCAAGGAACAAATAACTCTGTTTTGCCTGAGTATCCCTTGAACTCAGGGAGGAGGAAGAGTTCAGGAAATATAACAGACATTCGGTCATTATTAGGGATAGGCTCTCCTGATTTCCAAGTCTTGTAGATAGGGTTCTCAGAGAAGTCCCACTCCATGATCTCTTCTTCTTTTTCGAAATTAGCAACTGTGGGTTTTTCCTCGTTAAATGGGTACCATATATGATAACTTCTTGCGATATATTTACGTGCCATATTATTGTTTTTCTAATTGTTGTTTGATAAAGATAAGGAGTTCTTCTCCGCGCTGCTTAGGGAGTTCCTCCGCCAAGTAGGCGACAGCCTCGCTGGCTTCTATTGCCTGATCAATAAAAGGTTTTTCCTTCATTCCTTTAGAATATAAGTGAGCCCTAAAAAAGTAGGTCATTTGCTTGGGTTTCTCACGAGTACGCGTACCTCCAGCCCTTACGCGGGAGGCTTCTATCCCGTAATGTTGGATAAAGCCATGCCGAGGCATCTTGATAGCAATTCCTTTCAGATACGCCTGCTTAGTGCCATCAGCCCGCTTGGAATAGCGCATGCGCGCTACTGCGGTAGCAGCCTGTAGGGACGCTTTCCCTCCTGAGAGATGGCCACCAAAGCGGGTAGAGACTTCCCCTTGTAAACTGCCCCTGAGTAAGGTAGCAGCTTTTTTCCCTATTTCTTTTTCCTTTTCCATTATACATTGATTAGAGTGATTTCTACTTGGTAGCATTCGCGGCTAAGGGTGTTCTTGGTGATGGACTTTATAAAAAATCGCTGACCATACACATATAGCGTATCCCTTAGATCAAACTCCCGTATCTGATTCTTATTGGCTATAAAGCTCCATGAGAGCTCATAGGAGGATAGGCGCATTTTGTACCATTCTTCCCAGTACTTGGTCACCTTTGGGGGTAGGAGTTCCTCTCTGGTCTCGCCCTCATTCTTGTTGCCATACCGCAAGCCATCATACCAGATAAGTCCTAATACATTACCCCCATTCTTTCGTGGAATACAAGAATGCTCTCCCCTGTAAAGAACTTTCGGAAGACAATACCCCTCAATATTTACCTGAGTGCTCCCTTGTTGTTCCCCTTGTGAGAGTTGCATGCCGTTTTCATCGATCAGTACCGCAGGATAGTTGTGCTTAGCCTCGTCCATATCCGGAAACTTAATGAGGTAAGATTCCTTGGTAGTGAGTGTCTTCTTAGGATCCTTGATGGCAAAGGGACGAAAGTCCTTCATCTGTAGGCGATTCTCCGTGTGGATACGATTCATAAATATCTTGTTCCCCTGAATCTCCAGATCGTAATTCTTCCAGTTCTTAATAGTCTTGACCAAGTCTCCGAAGGTAATATCAGGGACAGCCCGCTTGAGGTCTACCTCATTGTTGTTAATCACCTGTTCAATCACATTCCCCTGAGCGTCATGCTGGGCAATGATATTCAGGTATAGCTCAATGGGGCTATTCCAAGCCCCCTCGAACTCACACTGGAGCTGATGGGCACCCCCTGTCTCGATGGCAATTACCTGAGTAAAACTCAAGGTACTTTGGCGCTCACTGATAGCCCCCTCACGAATCACCACACCATCCAGCCTTACCCGATAGATAAATGGCTCTCCATGGGTTAGTATATGAGCATTGTTACAGACCAAGCGCCACTTTCCGACCTTGTCCAAGGTAGTCTCGGATTGGTACTTTCCAAATACTACTCCGCTTACTTCGCGCTGCTGGGTGAGGCTATCCCTTTGCGGGGTCATATTGACCTCTTGCTGCTCTGAAGTCTTGTAATATTCCTTGCCCGAGTATATCACCTGCTGGAGGAAGTCCTCATCGGTGAGAATATCTCCGGCAAGTGTATATCCCGCATCGGCAAAACCTTTCTTGAGGACATAGAGTAGGTAAGGCATAGGGTGAATGATATTGCGGACTACCCTATTGCCAGAATCCTCACTATTATTGATAAAAGCCCCATTACGAGTGTGGTTCAAGAATCCTTCGAATGCTTCCCAGCTACTCTGGCTGTTATCCTTGTTATAAACTACACGAGGAAAATTATAATCTACCTCGGGGTATCTCTTCCTACAGACTACATTGGCATGCTCATAGATATTGTCTACAGCTACCTTGGCCAGTGGTAAGTCACATAGCTTCTTTTCAAAGTTCGGCAGCTGCTCGAAACCTGATTCTATTTGCGCTTGTACCAGCTCTCCTTCTATGGATAGAATTTCCAAAGTTCCCTTTCTGGCTCTTCCATCCATCACATGGTAGCCCTCATGCTTCTTCTTTAGCCGCAGGGCATTGATAGCCGTATAATTACCCATCTTGACCCTCAGATCTGCATTCATATAGAACTCAAATGGGAGGGAGAATTGAGTAAAGAAAGTATCCTTGAACCGCGGATTTTCTTCCTGATAGGAGATGGATATTCGGCTCAAGTCCAGTTCGAATGTATCTGTTACAAAGAGATCTCTCATGTGCGCTTACTTCTGAGAATAGATTCGTTCAATATTTCTAAAAAATCGTACAAACGCGTCGCGCTGCACTCATGCCAATTGCCCAAGGGTTGGGTGCTGTCCATCGCCATGGCCGCTATTACCTTGGAGAAGGGGGTATAATCCCCCTGCCGCCTGAATATAGGAGTATCCTCCCTATAAGAGGATTTAGGAAATACAGCAGGATAGCGCTCTATGATGTACTCCCTGGTACATCGATAGGCAAAAACAATCGCAGCCCGCGTGCCAGAGGAAATGCTATCGGTTACCTCCGCACTCTTAGGGAGTAGCAATGGATCAAACTC